TATTTATTTAACATTCCAGTCCTAGGTAAAATAGCAGCAGGGCAACCACTATTAGCTGAAGAATATTTAGAAGGATACTTACCAGTAGATCCTAATATATATGGTATGACAACACCTGATGATTATTTTTACTTGAAAGTGTCTGGTGAAAGTATGAATTTAAAAGTTCATAATGGTGATTATGCTTTAGTCCACAAACAAGATTATGCAGAAAATGGAGATATAATTGTTGCTATTGTTAATGGAGATGATGAAGCAACAATGAAAAGATATAAAAAAATAAATGATGAAATTGTAATGTTAGAACCTATGTCTACTTACCCTATGGAGCCAATAGTAATAAATTTGAAAGAAACTAAATTCCACATCATAGGAAAAGCAATAGGACAATTTGGAAAATTTTAAACTAAAGATAAGTAGAAATACTTATCTTATTTTGTAGGAGGAAAAAATGGCAAAAAGAACAAATTTTGAATCTAATGGAAAAGAATATTTTAGAGTAACCAAAACGATAGGTCACAAAGCTGATGGAACACCTATAAGAAAACAATTCTATGGTACAGGTAAAAAAGAAGCTGAAGAAAAAGCTGAAGAATATATAAATAAAATTAAAAACGGAATGTCTTTGGACTTTGAAAATGTTACTATTGATGAATTAATATATAAATGGCTATTTCAAATAAAGAAAAACGAAATAAAATCATCATCTTTTCAGTCATATGAAGGGACATATAGAAATTACGTTAAAGACTCAAATATATCTGGATTAAAAGTATACAATACAAAATCTATTCAAATACAAGAATATTACAATAAATTAGGCAAAAACAAAACATATTCTCAAATAAACAAATTGAACAAATTGCTAAAACAATTCTTTTCTTATGCAGAGCGTGAAGGTTTTATATTAAAAAATCCTTGCAACAATATAACTATTCCAAATAAAAGTATTAAAGAAAGTATTAAGCCTGAAATAGAATATTTTAGCGAAGATGAAATAAAACAATTAAAAAAAGCATTTTCAGGTCATAAATTTGAAACCTTAATACTTACTGCTCTTGGAACTGGATTAAGACAAGGTGAATTACTCGCATTAAAATGGGAAAATGTTAATCTTAATGAAAAATATTTAGAAGTAAAAGAAACTGTCAAAAAAGTTTATGTTTTTGATGATAAAGGAAATAAACAATTAGAAACTATATACAATACTCCTAAAACGAAAAATTCAATTCGTAGAGTTGATTTACCAGATAAGATAGTAAATATGTTATCAAATATGAAAAAAGAGTCAGAATTTGTTTTTAGTGATAATGGTGAACCTATTTCTGCAAAGACTTTATTTGGAAACTGGAAAAAAGTATTAAGTAATAGTGAAATAACCTATAAAAAATTTCATAGTTTAAGGCATACTTACGCAACTATGCTTTTATCTCATGGTGTAGATTTAAAAACAGTACAAGACTTAATGGGACATTCAGACATTACTATTACACAGATATATTTACATGTATTGCCTAAAACAAAAATTGATGCTGTTAATAGAATAAATAACCTCTTATAAGAAAACTAAAGTGTTAAAATAGTGTTAATAACAAAAACAGAGTATCAATATTAATTGCTATAATTATTGATACTCTAATATTTTATATTTTTGGTGACCCCTACGGGAATCGAACCCATGATTAAAAAAATGTTATTTCTCAATTTTTATAAATCTTCTTACTTATTGATTTATTAACATTTTTTAACAAAGTTCTTCTTAGGTCTTTTTAGTTATTTAAAACTAAAGTGTTAAAAAAGTGTTAACTTTTTTCATATTATACCTATATTATTTTTTAATGTCAAGAATTATTTTTCTTTTCTAAATATTTTTCATATTCTTTTCTACTTATTGTATTTCTTTTACCAAAATACTTCTTAAAATCTTCTTTACTTATGATTAGTCCTTGCATTTCTTCATTTTTTACTACGTTTTTTGTTTCTATCATATTAAATTCCTCTTTTCTTTGAAATTTATACTTTTCATTTAAGAGGTCTTTATTCTTTTTTCTAATTATATCCTTTCCACTATTTTTTGTAAATACCTTACATCCGTTTTTCATTTATTACTTCATTTTCTACTACATTCATTACAACATATCTCCTTTTTTATTTTTTTGAGCTCTGGTGTATGAATATACTAGTTTTTATCCACTATGGTGGATATTTTATGAAACAGTCAAAATCATTTACAAAAATAAAAAATAGCACTTTTTTGGTGCTATAGTATTACTCTATATAATTCTTCTATCTTTACATTTAATGCTAATGAAATGCGGACCAATACTGATATTGTGGGTTCTTTTGAATTGTTTTCTATATAATTTAAATGTGAACTAGATATTCCTGTCAATTTAGATAATTTTTCTAAACTATATCCTTTTTTCTTTCTTACTTCTTTTAACAAAATCTCTATTCTCATACACTTTCCACCTTTTCATTAGTATGTCCATTTTTTCTTATAACATACATTTTATCCACTATGGTGGAAAAGTGCCATTTTCTTTTACAAAGCTATATAAAAAAGAAAAGCCCCTTGCTGGGACTTATTACGCTGTTTCTT